AGGATTGCTGGCAGGCAGTTGAGCAAGCATGCCAAGATCAAACCACCCGCCTACTGATTACACCCGCTTTCGAAATGAGTTTGCCACCCAAGTTTGCGCGCCGCTCATCAATGGTTGGCAATCGAGAGCTGCAACGCTGGACCGCAGCCACCCGCGCCGCAATCCTAGAAAAACGCATACAGCATGACGGATCAACACTATTTGCACAGCATGTTGAAAGAGCGGTAGCGGTAAAAAATCAAGGTGCGGTTACTTTGTCATCAATTAGATCACCCGGACCAATTGAGCTTGCCCGCTGTTTAGTGTTCGCCACAGCAATGGTTTCGAAGCCGGCAAATGTGGGCAAGCCCACGATCATTTATGCAAACGGCTAACATTGTTGGCGGGTGGCTGCCGAGTGAAACTTTCTCGGATTACTGCGGCAGCCACCTATCACAAACCACAAAACATTTTTAAGGCATACTTAGCGCATGGGAATTTTCAACCGCAATAACCAAAAAGCGATGATTAGCGAACAACCAAAAAAAGCTGCCGCTGCAGGCGGTTATTTAGTTAGCTCAAACAGCAACACAAGCATGATTGGCGAGTATTACAGCTATTACGAAGCCGCAAGCAGACAAAAAGCAATGAGCCAACCCACAATCAGCCGCGCTCGAGATTTGCATTGCACCACAATCAGTTGCATGAATTTGCGGATGTATAACGAAGTGTGGAACAGCGTTGAAGAAAAAATGGAAAAAGTTTTTATTGCACCACGCTCATGGCTAAAAAAAATTGATCCAAGTTTGCCCAATACATTTACGCTCGCGTGGACCGTTGATGACCTTTTTTTTAGTGGTAGAGCGTTTTGGTTTATAACTTCGCGCACAGCTGACGGTTACCCAGCAAGCTTTACGCGGCTACCAGCGAACCTTGTTGTAACCCGTGATCAAGTTGGACCGGTGTTTTATGCGCCATCAAAAGAGATTTATTTTCAGGGGCAATATGTGCCCTATGAGGATGTTGTGCAATTTTTGTGCCCAATTCAAGGCATTATTTATATGAGCGAGCAAGCTATTGCTACAGCTGTAAAACTTGAAGCTGCACGATTTAGAAACGCAAGCTCAGCGATCCCGGCAGGCGTATTGCAAGTGCAACCAAACTCAGAGCCGCTTTCACCTGATGAGCTGGCAGCGTTAGCAAGTAGTTTCAATGCGGCTCGAGCAACAAACCAAACAGCGGCGCTATCGCCTGAAGTGCATTACATAGAAACAGCAACATCGCCTGACAAAATGCTTCTGATCGCAGCAAGCGAGTATCAATCCGCTGATCTCTGCCGGCTCACCAACATCCCGCCCTACTTGGCGGGCATCAGCGTTGGCTCATACAGTTACCAAAACAGCAAAGAAAGCCGCGCAGATCTTTGGTCTTTTGGCACTCGAGCATATGCCGAGTGCATATCCAGCACATTAAGCCAAGATGCCTATTTGCCGCGCGGAACATATGTTGAATTCAACACAACAGAATATGTTGAAAACGATTATGAGCCAGCCAACGAAATGACAGAAAACACAAACCAAAATGAGATAGGCTCACGAACATGATCAGATTAACCCCCACTCAGATCACGGTTGATGCGGCAGCGGCAGAGGGCTCGCCGCGCCGCACAATCAGCGGCGTTGCAGTAACTTACGGCGAAGTTGCAACTGTTAGTGATGGCACACAAGTGAAAATTGTGCAAGGCGCATTACCAGTTGAGGGCAGAAACCCAAAGCTCTACATGCAACACCAAAGTGATTTAATCGTTGGGCAAGTAACAGAGCGCGTTGATACACCCGAAGGCATGCTTTTTACAGCCAAGATCAGTGCTACCCGGCTTGGCGATGATGCGATGGAAATGGTCAAAGATGGCACAATCTCTGAAGTTTCGGTTGGCATTACACCCACCAAATTTAAATATGACGATGAAGGCGTTATGGTCATCGAAGCGGCTCAATGGTCAGAGCTCAGCCTTGTTTCACAGGGCGCTTTTGAGGGGGCAATAATAACAAAGGTAGCTGCGAGTATCCCACAAACTGATGAAAGTTTAGATAATAATAATATTCAAGAAACAACAAAGGATGAAAACAACATGAGCGAAACAGTTGAAACCCCAAAACCAACAAGTGTTACTGAAGCGGCACAATCAACCGCTGATAAACTTTTTGCACAACCAAAACGCGAACCACGATTGCCAAACGCTGCAGAATTTGTTGCAGCATGGCATGCAGGTGGCGAAATCGCAGCACAAGCCGGCAGAGTTTGGCAGGCATATCGCGATTACCACAAATCACCAATTGAAGCTGCCGCAGGCGATGAAGTGCTTTCAAATATGCCCGGCATAATTCCGACACCAATTCTCGCACCGGTTTTTGAATCGCTTAATTACATCGCCCCAGTGCTTAACGCTTTGGGCACTCGAGCAATGCCAAATGGTGGTGGCGGATCAACATTTATTCGCCCAACATGGACAACGCATCCATCGGTAGCACAACAAGCAACTGAACTCACAGCAGTTTCAGCAACCACAGCCGTGATTGCCGCAAATACGGTTACAAAAGTAACTTTCGCTGGTAGTGCTCAGATGAGCTACCAACTAATCGATTTCAGCGATCCCGGCGCAATGCAAATCGTATTACGCGATCTTGCCGGGCAATATCTCTTGGCTATTGATAATTACGCTGCAGATAATCTTTTAACAGCTGCATCATCGGATGGTGTTTGGGATCTCACACCTGAAGATTTGATGAAATCAATTTATGATTGCGCTGTGTCAGTTTCGGCAGCAACAAACTTTTTGCCAACGCACATGTTTGTTGATCCAGCAACATGGGGCAAAATTGGACAGCTTGTAGATGACAGCAAGCGCCCACTATTTCCAGCAATCGGCGCACCCGGTTTACAGGGTCAAAACTCGCTTGGCGCAGGCTCAGCAGTTTCTTGGTCAGGTCAAAACCCGCTTGGTTTGCAAATTGTTGTAGATAAGAATTTTGCAGCCAAAACAATGATTATCATGAATCAAAACGCATTTGAGATCTATCGACAGGATCGCGGTTTGCTTTCAGTAGAAACACCAACCACATTGGCTAGGACAATGAGCATTTTCGGTTACGCAGCAACCTTTGCAGCGGGCGAAAACTTCTCAATGATCCGCAAGATCACACAGGCTTAGCCTTAGGCGGGCAAACCGCTCATGGCAACTTACAACACATCAAGCAAACAGCTTCAAGATAATTACGCGGTATTACAAACACTCGAACCAAATGATTTTGTCGTAGGGCAAAGCATTACTGTTTCAAGTATTGGTGCACCGTTTAATGGCACTTTTCAAATCGTTGACATACCCGAACATCTTTTTATCGGCGTAAATAGCAGCGGATTTTTAGAGTTCAACGAAAATGTGCCGCTACTTAATCAAGTTTTGTTTGCTTGCACCGGTGATGATGTTGCTCGAGTAGCGATCAGCGTAGGTTTAATTACCTATACGCAGACATGCACTTGGATCACAGCGGGAAACATCGAGGACTGGCTTGGCATAGGCACAGCAACGGCAGCTGACACAACATTTCTGACGCAATGCGCGGCAGCCGCAAACGCATTTTGTTACAGGCGCAGACAGGAAGCCGGCTATTTTGACAGCCTTACAACATCGCCTAGTGGTGATGTAACGCTGGGCACGATTATGTATGGCGGCAATCTTTACAGGCAGCGCGGCGCAGTAACAGATTTTGCAAGCTTTGATGGCATGGCGGCAGGCGGCACAAACGGGCTATCACCAATGATCAAACAGCTGTTAGGCGTAAACAGGGCAACGGTTGCTTAATGCCAGTTGCCTACACAGACCTATTCAATGTCGCGCTCGACAATCTTACAACAAGCATTGGCGCAATCTTGGGCATCAGCGTGGTCAATGATCCACGAAACGCAAACCCGCCATGCGCTTTCATAGATGCACCCAGCTTCACAGGCTGGAATTACAACATAGTAAAAATGGCTTTCCCAGTGCGCCTAATAACGCTCGGACCGGGCAACCTTGACGCACAACGCAACCTTTTAAACATGATGAGCAAACTATTGCAAGCCAATCTAGGCATCACAGATGGCAGACCAACTGTAGCGATCATCGGCGGCGCAGAGTATCCCGCCTATGATGTAACTGTAAACATGCAATCACAAACGGCTTAGAGGTAAAACATGGCAACCTACATTGTTACTAGCGACAGG